CCCTTCTCAACTGACCCGTTCTTTTTGGACAACCGTGACACATTTGGCGAATTTATCGCTAAACGTGAATACGAGCACATCGACAAAGCTGATTTCTTTCGTCGTCATCCTAACGTGCAAAACCCTGACACGATCCAAGACATCGTCCCAGCAAAGTTTGGCTTTATGAAGTCAATGATATTTTCCTGGACACGTCGCTGGCATCACATCATCAAAAGTGGCTTTGCTAACGCTACAGACTTGACCCGACGCGGCTACTTAGCCAATCGCTTTATCTTTCCCATGCTGCTACATACCAAGACTGCTATTGTCAAGAAAAACGACCCCGACAAGATGCGCACCATTTGGGGCGCTTCAAAACCATGGATCATCGCTGACACGATGTTCTACTGGGAATATATCGCTTGGGTCAAACTTCATCCCGGCATCACACCAATGCTCTGGGGCTACGAAACCTTTACAGGTGGCTGGTTCCGCCTCAACGCTGAACTATTCACAACCTTTATTCAAAGGTCGTTTCTTACCTTAGACTGGAGCCGATTTGACAAGCGTGCTTACTTTGACCTTATCCGACGGATAATGTACAGAGTTCGTAACTACCTGACCTTCTCTGATGGTTACGTACCCACGTTCGCTTCTCCCACCCATCCTGACTGGAGCTATGAAAACGTTCTACGCTTAGAACGCCTCTGGATCTGGACACTTGAAAATCTCTTCGAAGCACCGATCGTGTTGCCTAACGGCCACATGTACCGCAGACGCTTCGCAGGAATACCTTCTGGGCTGTTCACAACGCAACTTTTGGACAGTTGGTATAACTACACAATGCTTGCAACCCTTCTTAGTGCCATTGGCCTCGACCCAATGTCTTGCATAATTAAAGTCGAAGGTGATGACTCAATCATCCGACTGGCAGTTCTCATTCCACAGAATGAGCACGATGCTTTCATGCAGAGACTGACTGACCTAGCTGATTACTACTTTAAAGCAGTGATCAATCTAAACAAGTCCGAGATCCGCAATGAGCTTAAAGGTTGTGAAGTACTTTCCTACCGTAATCACAATGGCTTGCCTTTCCGGGACGAGATCCTCATGCTATCTCAGTTCTACCACACAAAGGCACGCGATCCAACACCGTCAATCACGATGGCACAAGCCGTCGGATTCGAGTATGCGCAACTTAGTCGTAACAAACGAGTAAGATGGGCACTCCAAGACGTCTACGATTACTATAAATCTCAAGGCTACACACCTAACCGTGCTGGTTTGTCGCTGACTTTCGGCGACTCACCTGACCTGTGGCTGCCGAAGATTGATTTGAATCACTTTCCATCTGAGAGTGAAACACGTCAGTACCTAACTTCGACAGTTTATTTAAATGAGAATCAAATTGCAAAGACTTGGC